ATGACGAAGTAAATTTACGTCAAGTTCTACATCGGTTCTATTACCAATCTCAGCCATTAAATTAGAGATAATAGTCTGAGAATAGTCGATAACAATCATTTAATAACTCTCACAATAATACATTCATCGTTGATACGACCAGTTACATCGTACCCCTTGGTTGTGAGATCGGAGAGAAGCTTACGCAACTTCACCTTACTGGCATCTAGTAATACTTTAAGGAACGCTTCCGGGCGACGAATAGAACGACATTCACTCATATCCGGATCATAGTTCTGTAAGGTAGAACCTTTTACCTGAATGCCTTGTACAGAGTCTGAACGATAGGCAGCCAATCTCTTATACTTAACATTATATACCCATACCTGGGAGGCTCCAACCATCTCAGACGGATTAACTGACTTAATACCCAGTTCAGTATCTTCTTTCTTAAACTTAATCCTAGCCACTTGAACAGCAGGAGGCTTAGCCTTAGTAACTCTAGGTTTACGATTAGCTTTCTTAAATTGCGTATACTTCTCTAGGTCAACTATAAACGCACCAAACATTTTAACTAGATTGGCCTGTTGACGACGACTAATATTCGAATACCCGTCCTTGATTTCTTTATCTGTAGTCTTATAAACTTCAGTAAACTCTGTACCGCGTTTACGAGCCCACTCGTCAATATCCTTACAATAAGGCTTAGGAATAGAGTTAGCTTGGAGATAATTATAGAGATCAAACTCTTTATCTTCTTTAAGAAAGGCATCTACGTGACCTTCTAGTTCACCGATTACCTCTGCAATCTTATCTTGCATATAATCACGTACCGAGGGGCGCGGCGTTTTATCTACTGCAACTTTAATGACTTGCTTAGTAGTATTAAGATTAGTAATATAGCTATCTAGATCTTCATTATGACGTTCTAGTAGTGTATTGCCGTTTAATACTAAGCGCGATAACCAGCCATACGTTAGAATAATATTACTATCAGATACTTCGTCAATATCGACAGCCATACCTTTATGCATAATATAAGTCTTTAAATATAACCGTGCATCTTTCTTATCTTTATCTTGATTATAAAAATTAAAGGCACGGGATAAAGCAGACTTATAATTAGTTAGTTCCGGAGTAATACCATGGGGTTCCGTTACAGTAATTCTACTCATCGACCTTCCCCTAGGTTAAATCTAATTTCAGTAATAGCATCATAACGGAACGACCGCCATTCCTTCTTATCAATATCGTAAACCGGGCAAGTATCTTCACTTACAGTTTTAACTCGATCGGTTTTCTTTTCATAATCTAACGTCTTACCTTCTTGCAAGGTACAATTCATAATACGAATAGATCCGTCTTTCTTACGAAAATGAACATTAACATAATGCATGCGCAACACCCCACCCAACCATTCACGAAATACTTTACGCTCGTCTTCGTTTGCATTGGTATAGTAAGTAGGTTCGTATGCGCGAGTTTCAACTTGACTCATAATTAACTTCCAGTTCTTAAAAATAATGTCTTACCATCAGTAGACTTTTGAAAGTCTTCGATAAAGACATGATGCTTATCTTCAGATTCAATTATAGCTTTATCTGCCGCATACCACAAGTCCCACCACTTAAGGTTACCACTTGGTAGAGGAATAGAAACGGCTCGCTCATGTCCCCAGTGATCTTTATATACAAGAGTCTCAGCATTAAAGCCAGAAGGATCGTAAATATTACTTACTTCATAGATAGACCAAATAGACCTAAAACTTGCATCGTCTTTAATCTTATCAAAGTAACTAAACTTAACATCAAAATCATCAGTCATATAATCTCCTTAACATACGTTATTATATGCTAAATCCTAGTTACGGTCAAGCGTTACGTAACGGTCTAAGATGTGATTTATTTACTTTACATTGAATCCAGGAATTATACCAGGCGTTACTGTCTTCAAGGACAGCATGTAACATTTGCTCCTTGGCTTCCAAGTAGTTAGTTACACCTTTAGATGGGCACAGATGAATTATTGTGCGTTTAAAATTGTGCTCACCGATGTTTGCGATATCTGTTTTGAGCTCATCAGAAGACGACCAATACGTCTTCCAGTCTGATTCGACTTTGTACGATTTACGTTTCTTATTAACTTGCTTTCGTTTGATAGACCAGAAAAACTTTTTCCCGATGTACTTCCTACCAGATAACAAGTTTTCGATAATGTAGACAAATCCATAATATTCTCCAGGTTCATAATAAGGTTCACCATTGTATAGCCAATCGGTCATTCGTAATCGTCCGATTCTTCTTCCTCTTCATTATCAATTTCACCACCGCAGAACGGGCAAAAGTTTACTTCAAAATAAGACTCATCAAGAGAATGTTTTAATTTAAAATCTGCTTCACAACTGGTGCAGTTATAATGGTTATTTGCCAATTTGTTTTACCTCTACGTTACATTTTTGTAAGAATTGAATTCCATCTTCACTACGATATGTATCCCGATAAAATACCGATTTAATTCCAGATTGATATATTAACTTTGCACATTCCAGGCACGGAGCATGAGTTACAAATAAGTCAGCGTTGTCTGTTGAGTTAGAAGAACGAGAAACTTTTGCTATTGCATTTGTTTCTGCATGAAGTACTTCAGGCTTAGATTTCATAAGCACCGTACCTGTAAAGTCTTTAAACTTAACCGTTTCACAAACATTATCCCACCCCGAGGGCATGCCATTGTAACCTATACCAATAATAGTATTATCTTTTACAATGACACAACCAACTTGGAGTCGCACAGCGGTAGAGAGCTCAGCATAAACCTGAGCTGCCTTCATGTGTGCTATAATGTATTTTTCTTTCAAGCAGCCCTACCCCAGACATCATCCCATGAGCCGGTGTGAGCGGCCTTAGCATAATCGGTTGCTCTATTCTCAAAGAAGTTAGTATGAGTAGGAGCGTTAATCATCTCTTCAACCCAGGGTAATGGGTTACGCTTAACCTTCATAATACCTTTGAGCCCCAGACTAATTAGTCGACGGTCGGTAATGTAACGAATATATTTCTTAACATCAGCCGCATCTAAGTTTTCCATGTGACCTATACTAAATGCCAGATCAATAAACTTGTCTTCGAGTTCAACCATTCGTTCAGCAATTGTATAAAGCTGTCCCTTAAGTTCATCGTTCCATATCTCTGGGTTTTCTTGAATGTAGGTTCTGAATAGCTTTATCATTCCTTCGCAGTGCTGAGTTTCATCAACGATAGACCAGGTAACAATTTGACCCATGCCTTTCATCTTACCATGACGTGGGAAGTTTAACAGCATAATGAATGAACTAAACAATTGCATACCTTCTGTGAAGGCAGAAAAGACAGCAATATGCTTGGCAGTATTTTCTTTTGTAGAGTTTTGATGTGAGATGTCCATAACATAGTCATGCTTCTCTTTCATCTCAGAGTATTCCATGAACTCGTTGTACATCGTTTCTGGAAGACCAATGGTCTCGATAAGATGTGAGTAAGCAGCAATATGAAGAGCCTCGCGAGCAGCAAAGCCAAGCAACATCATTCGAACCTCTGGCTGTGGGAAGTAAGGTAAATAATTATTTACATACCCTCCAGCTACATCGATATCACCTTGCGTAAAAAATCTAAAGATGTTTGTAAGGAACATCTTCTCTTCTTTGGATAACTTACTCTTCCAATCTTTAACGTCTTCAACCATTGGTACTTCGGTATGAAGCCAATGACTCTGTTCATGCTTTAACCATGCATCATAAGCCCACGGGTAGTTAAATGGCTTAAAAGAGTTTCTTTCGTCTGTTAATCTACTACTTAATTTTTTTGTCATTTTAACCCTCGCATGCTAAGCATACGTCTCCGTCTATAATTGCTTTCATATCTAGCTCTTTAATTACTTCTCGCTCGATACGCCTTGAAACTTTATCCGCTTTACCAATTTTTTCACTGCGGCAATAATATAGAGTCTTTAGTCCTGATTTCCATGCTAAGAAATGCACTGCATGCAGATACTTAATATTAACATCTGGTCTAAAGAATAAGTTTAGGGATTGAGCCTGATCAATATACTCTTGACGATCAGCTGCGTGCTGAACAAGCCACCTCTGGTCAATCTCCATAGATGTTTTAAATACATCTTTTGTCCAATCATCCATCCACTCAAGGTGTTGTACAGAACCATCGTTAGCGATAATAGATGACCAAATATCGTTGTATTCATTTTGCGATACAGTACCACTATCACTAGAAAGATGTTTTTCAATAACGCTATTTAACCATTTATTCTTTGTTAGATGAGACCCCGAAAGAGTGTCTTGGCGATAGGCATTAGCACGGTATGGCTCGATACTAGGAGAAGTATTACCCATGATAATTGAACTAGAAGCATTAGGAGCAATAGCCATAAGGTGGCTAAAGCGCTGCCCTGTCCCCACTGCATCAGGTGCTTCTCCGCGAAGTCTTCCAAGCTGTTGATTAGCTTCATCTAGTTGCCCTCTGATGTGTTTGAAAATTTGTTTATTTCTTCCGACGGCCATAGGCGATTCAAAAGGGATTCCGCATCGTTGGAGATAAGCATGAAAGCCCAGAGCACCGACGCCAATAGAGCGCTCACGTGTGGCAGAGAACCTTGCACGCTCAACGGTGGTAGGAGCATTATCGATAAAATACTGAAGTACATTATCAAGCATTTCTGCAACATCACGAAGGAATAAAGTATCATTTTTCCACGCATCATAGTACTCCAAGTTTAAAGACGACAGGCAACAAACTGCAGTTCTCTCTTTATCTGTAGGTAGAATAATCTCTGAACACAAATTCGATTGACGAATCTTTAACCCGAGCTTCTTTTGAAACTCTGGCATCTTCTCGTTACTTGTATCAATAAAGTGCAGATAGGGTTCACCAGTCTGCATACGCATGTCTAAAACCCGTTGCCAAAGTTCACGAGCAGATACTACTTCTCTTACTTCACCGTTATGTGGGTCGACCAGGTTCCAGGAATCATCTGCATCTTTATCGATCATACTACTTTCGACTAACTGCATAAACTCATCGGTGATATTAATACCATGATGTAAGTTCTGGGTCCTCATATTGGGATCACCAGTTGGTTTTCTCATCTCTAAAAATAAGAGAATATCAGGGTGGCTAATATCAAGGTATGCAGCATAACTACCACGACGAGTCCTACCCTGTCGGTAAGCAAGACTTGAAGCATCATAAGTTCTAAGATGAGGCATAACCCCAACGCTCTTGTCATCTGATGCACGAATTCCAATTCCAATTCCAACTCCTCCACCCAGCATGCTGAGCCAATTTACTTCTGATAATGTATTTACCAACCCGGCTGAAGAGTCATCCAGATAAGGAAGAAAACAACTGATAGGTAAACCCCGGGCAGAACGTCCGAACGAAAGAATCGGGGTGCTATAACTAAGCCAATGCTTAGAAGAATAATCATATAAACGCTGGGCATGTGCTTCATCCGTTCCAAATGCTTTTGATACAAACGCAAATCTTTCTTGCGGGGATGTTTCGTCATCACGCATATACGATTCTTTAAGACGCAATACACCCAGTGTATCGAACAAAGCGTCGCGAGAATAGTCTACCGTAATACCATGTATTTTACTCATAGCTTTTATTTTTCCTACTTGTTGTTTTTATTTAACTGATTCGAAAATCTTTTTTTGTGATTGATACCATTCAATCCAGGCATCGTATTTGATCACGCATTCATAATGTAATGTGTAGTTGTATGTAATGTTTTTCGCTACATCACTAAGTTTTACTTCTTCATTTAATTGCTTAAGTGCAGGACACCTTTGCAATAATTCGTTTGGTGCTTCAGGAAACTTTGCAGTAACAGGAACTGTAGTCGAGCAACCGGTAAGTAGTAAAATGAGTAGTAGGTACTTCATTTTACTTCCTTGGCTGCATCGTTAACTGCTTTAACGAATTCCTTAGGTATAACACAGGTGTTATCGTATTTAGTTATTTCGCGGTCTACATATTTAATTATATCCTCACCACGCTCTTTAACTATCTGTTGCTTGACAACAACTTTTTGTACAATCTTAATATTCTCTTTCTTACTTTCCGCTTCGGCCGCCGCTACCTTGGCTTCCATCTCTTTTACTCTGGCAACCCACTCTTTATTGTTGTAAATTGCACCTTCAAAGAAGATACCAAAACACAGTACCACAAAACCAACAATTCGAATTGGAATGTAGTAGTTATCAACGAAGGGGATTCTTTTGAGAAACATACTGGCAAGAATCGCCAGTATACCAACTATACCGAATGCATGAAAGAAGCTGTCAGGAAGAAAGTTAAATATCCACATTGTAGGTTATTTATTAATCTTGAGGTATGAACTCAGTGGCCATTGGAAATATATTTGCAATGGCCTTGGCACATTCAATAGCAATTAGGATATGTTCTTTTTGCGTACCATTAGCAGCTCGTAATTGTATATAATGAATCCACGATCTAATTGTACCGTTCATGTAAAGTCTAGATACCGTATTACCTTCTGGTAGAACAGCTCGAGCTTGCTCTTTTGCAATACCATGTTCAACAGCCCACGTATAAGCATCTTTGGCCTTATCAATCACCCCGCGCTGCATCTGCTCCCACTGATAGGCCAGACGTCTATCACCATCTTTAGTTAAATCTATCTCTAAGCTGTTTTGTCGATTCTTGTTATCTTGTAATCTTGCATCTCGAAGAACAAAAGCAAGGTCCTCAACTGGGTTGGCGTACCGCTGGCTAAATTCTTGAAATGAGAATGAGCGATGGCGTAAGATTTGTCTTGCGATATCTCGGGTGGTGGTGATTTCGAGACAGGCGGAGACCATTTCGAGGGGTGACCAGTGTTGGTGCTTAATAAGATATCTGATGAGTCTTTCTGATGTCTCTGAGTTAAACTGGTTGGAAGGATTAGAGACGCGGGCACAGTACGCGGCCAGGTCCTGTGTGGTTTCAACTTCGAGTAAGTCTGCTGGTTTTGAATATGAGACAAGCCTGACATTTGTTATTTCGTTATTAGTTAACATCTTTTCCATCCAATAAATTTCATTTTTGCTGTCAGACCGCTGAACGTATTATCTTTAATAATTTTCTTAACGTTATGCCCAGCCATTACCATTTCATTAATATCCTTTTCTGCTATTGTCTGCGGCCATAGAACTACATTATAACCTAGTTCTATATTTTTCTCAATCAACTTGCATACTTCTTTATTACGAGGCTGATTATCAAATACCACAATTAGTTTATCTTTATCGAGACCGGTTTCATTAAGCTTTCCAAACGAGGTGCCGCTGACAGCAATTGCATTATCTAGGAACAAGCTATCGATAGGACCCTCTACCACGTATATAGGTTTACTTTTGTTTATAGAGTCTATACCGAATAGGAGCGGTACACCGTCTTTAACTTTGATAGTGATGTAACGAAGCGCTTCACCGCGTAAGGCTCTACAGGTAACTCCAGATAGCTCATTGTTGTTATCGTAAAAAGGGAGCACCAATCGGGGTTCCTCACCTTGAATACTTTCTTTATATTTGTCATTTAATTGTACGATGTCCTTAATATTATTAATAAAATAGAGATGCTTTTGCTTTTCCTTAGGTATTTTTCTACCATTACAGAACAAAACCACCTCATGGTCTGCCGGTAATGTATCTACTCTATCTAACAACCTATCCAGTAGCTTCTCATCATTATTTTTAAAGACCGGTACTTCAAACTTAAACTCCGGGACAACGTTTGCAGACTTGTTATGACCCTCACTGTACTTCTCTAAAGAATACTGAGAGTACATCATAGAGTCTTGTGTCTTGAGAAAGTTACCGAAACTTAACGATATGTCACAATTGTAACATTTATATCTTAGATCGGTTTTATATGCGAAGAAGTAACCTCGCATTTTGCGTCTATTCTTTTGAGAGTCACCGCATATTACGCATCTACAGTTATAAGTATTATCCTTCTTCTTCTTGAACAGAGGAAGACGGTTACTTATTAACATAAGATATTTTTGGTCAAGGAATACGGACATAATAAAAAAGGCCTCTTAGAGAGACCTTATTATAATATAAAACTATCAAAAAGGCAAGTTAAATTAGTTTTTCTAACTTAATGTGTGCCAAAATATAACCCATTACAATTGAACCACCAACCATCATGTAACGCCATTTTTCGATAGAGCTAATCTTCTCAGCGATAGCCTTATGTTGTTCGGTGCTAGCTTTAGCTTGACCGTCTAACTTGTCAATAATTTTTTCGTGTTTGGTATCAATGTCGTTACGAAGATCATCTCTCAAATCACTGATTCGATGATGAAGGGTAGCGTAATTAGAATCAATTTTTTGTTCTAATTTTGTTACGCTACCTGTAATAGAATCGACCTGGGTTTCAAGTACCGATACTCTGGTCTCTGTTTCCAGATCCGCTTTTGACATTGCTTCAGCCATTTACTTCTTTTTTCGAGGTTTAGTCTTCGTTGCTTTTATGGCAGGAGTTGGCTTCTTTTCAGTTGCTGTCTCTTCGCGCTTAACAAACGTACGTTTTTTCTTAACTTCTGTCTCCAATGGTGCTTCCTTAGGGAATGGCCATATAGTTGGATCAGTAGCAGGAGGTGTTAACGTAATCGTATCCGATTGAGTATTAACACTTACGTTCATATTATCAGAAATAGAAATAACAACAGTTTCAGTTTTAATTTCTTCTACCACGGGTGCAGGCTCTACAACCACCGTTTCAGCTACAGGAGCTGGCGCAGGCTCAACTACAGGGGTAGGTTCAGGAGCAGGAGCAACCTCTGCCTTATAAGGACATTCGGCAGGAGGTGCTTCTTCGACCTTGGGTTTACCAACAAAAAACTCTTTGATTGATTTAAACATTTTTAATTACCTTCTTTCGCTTCAGTAGTGGGGGTTGTTTACTTTTAGGTACACCTAGGGTATCAGGTGTAAATCCGGCTACACCAGGTGAGCCAGCATTATTTGCAATAGGGGCTGCTGCATCCTCTGAGTATTGCTTAAATGTATATATCTTTTTCGTATTAAGATTCTCTTGAACGTATTTAATATCTTCAGTTAAATCTGTATGTAATCTATTTAAGTATTGTAGCTCTAAATCGATAGGTTCGCAATTGTTCTGGTAATTTTCTTTTATTAATGATAATGCAGCAGCAAATGTAACAATTTTTTTATTATCAACTGGTACCTTTTCAATAATTCTCTTAATACGATACACCATTCTGTGAAGGATTGTATACGCAGCCAGTTCATCACCGGTATGAAGCTGACTCATCTTTTTCAGTTCTTTACCCTTGGCATCTATAATGCCGAGTTTATACGCATCCGTTTCTACAAACGGAATAGTTAGCATTCTAAGAATGCGGTATGCGATAACTGAATCTACTAAACGTCCCATTAAATCTTTCCTAATGCTATGGCTACTTTTTCGTCTAAAGGTATTTCATACCCCTCAACCACTATACCCTGTGCCGAAATAGGACCAATAGGCATAAAATTAAGAAAGACGAGAAAGGTTTTAAGTTGCGGCCAGAATTCTCTTTCTACTTTAAAGAAGAGCATCTTGGTAGCAGCCTCAGCACCAAATAAATTATAAATGACCACAAGGTGGTTAAGTATTAATCTTTCCTTGAGATCTTTACCTGCAGTATACTTATTAAAAAGTCTCTTAAGGTATCTGAATCTTTTTAAATCATCATTAAACTCTGCTATGCCTTTGCATGCGGGGTTGTCATAATGTTTAATTGCATATAATGTAAAGTTCTCTTCAGTCAGATCAAGGTTCATAATTAGGCGATGGTAGCGGTACCTCCGACCATGTGCCACTTACCATTGGTATATAAAAGTTGTGCAGTCTTACCGACAGCACTGAATGTAATAGTTTGAGTATTTGCAATATTCGCACTAATAGCAAATGAACCACCCGATGTTGATATCATCGTAATATATTTAATCTGGTTAACTGTGCCGGCAGGAATAGCAATAGAGCCTCCTGAAGCGTCAGCAGCCAGATGGGTCACCGGTTTAGTCAAATCAACCATGGTACCAGCAGAGTTAATAGTCTGGATAGAAGAATCCAGATTAATATTACCTTTTAATGTAACGTTGGCGGCATTGGCAAACATAGTTGCCGCAGTCACCTTCTTACTGGTATCAGATTGTACTAGATATAGAAAATCAGCCACCCCGACAGAGGTGGCCGATGTTAGTTCACTTACTTTACTATCAGCCATAATTAATCAGGGAAGATTGTTTCTTCGTCATCACTTGTAATACCGTTCTTAGAAAGCGCAACTAATACTTCTTTCTTCTCACGAATCTGACCGTGAGCATCAGTATAGGTAATGTAGCTTACCCAACCGGTGTGGGAGGCGTTAGAAGTAGAACCAGAACTAAAGTTAATAGTTGCAGTGGCATTAGTAGTTGGCTGTGAGGCGCCAGTTGTTGCAATATTAGCTGTAGTATTAGCTTGAGCGGCCGCAGTGTAACCCTTACCAGGATTAGTAACCGTGATAGCTGTTAATACGTTGCTTGTGAAAGTCAGAGTAGCGGTTGCATTAGACTGGGGCTGTGAAAGTCCAGTAGTTGCAATTGTGATAGCGGTATTAGCAGTAATTGCAGTTGTATTCGCTAATCTTTGATAGCCTGCACCAGTAGCATTAACTGAAATTGAACCAATTGAAACAGTTGTAATCTCTGCAGCATCTACACCGTAGATATTTTCAATAGAAACAATGTTACTCTGTCTATCGACAGGAGCTATATTGCTAGAATGTTCATATTTTGGACCTTGCTGAACAAAAACTACTTTAGAAGTACCAGCTGTTCGCGGTATTGTAGTCAATGAAAGAGCAGTGTTAGAGGTAATATCAGCTACCTGATATTTACCTGAAACGCCAGAAATAGTTAGATAATCACCAGCGTTAAGATTTTGTAAAAAGTACGTTGATGCACCAACCAAGTTGGTATTTGCAATGTAATGTGTAA